GAAGCTATTTGGTTCGTCAATGATTTCAACATCAATGGCATCACTCTTGATCTTACTGGCAATCCGAGCCTTTGCATCAAAAATCATTTTAGCCGCATCGTCAATACTAGCCCCCTTGCGATGTTCCACGATTGAGGATGCCATTCCGGTAAGTTGCGCCGCCTTGTCGGTAAGGATACCCACCGTCACAGCCAGCTTGTCCGGGCTAATCTTGGCAAGCTCCTCTGGATTATCAAATAGTTGCTGGGAACGCTCAAAGAGCAAATCGGTGTAATCTTGCGCCGCAATCGCGTATCGCATCGAGAATTCCTTGCGCTTTGTCTCCAGCGTATCGTTGTGCCGCCATTGCAGCCCCCTAATGGTCTCTCTGCCAAGCCCTGTCTTCTTTTGGATGTCGGTTATCCTCGCGCCTTGTGCGGCCAGCCATAGGGCCATTGCGGCCTTGTTTGGGGCATAGTGTTCGACGCAGTTTGAAGGGTTCAGCTTCGCACGTTCCTTGACTTCAAGAAACCACGCGGACTTGTCTTCTCGCTCGTCAACATATTCGGCCTTGAGCTTCTCGTTGGGATCAATTGGTGTTGGTTCCGAAGTCACTTGGAGTTCTTAGCCTTTCTTTTCAAGAAATGCAATCATTTTTGGGATTTGACTCCAGATGCTTCAGGAACTAGTTCACCATTACGATTAAACCTTGGCGATTGAGGCATGAGGTTATCACGAATGCTGTAATAGGAGCTTGGGCCAAACGGAATCACAACGTCGCCGCTGGTCTTGATTGCGCTTTGAATTCGGTCAAATGCGAACGTCCTGAAGATTCCAGTAACCTTGTCTGGAGAAACCTGCGACATGAGCGGGTTGGTTTTTAGCTGCCTTTTTGTCTGCAACCCAAGAACAGAGTTAATGAAGTTTTTACGCCGCTCCCAATTTTTAGGATCAACGCTTTGATAATACGCGTCGGTTGACTTACCCGAGTTCTGAATCTCGACGGACTTTTCAATATCCTCCAAGATAGATTTACGAGTCAGCCCAAGTTCTTTTGAAATGTCGTTTTTCAATGCCCTCGTGACATTCTTCTCAAGCTGGCGAAGATCCATTGACTCAAGATATAAACGCCCTTTCTTCAGAACCCACTTAGTAGGAACAACATACCCTTCAGCAATTCCTTCAACTTGAACAGAACGACCTTGTCTGAATGGTTTGTTTGTAACAAGAAGTCCGTGTTTTTGTGACGCGTCTAGTGCGTCTTGCAAAAACAATGCTTCTCCAAACCTGCCATCATCAATTACACCAGATTCTTCCAACGATTTAAGGTGATCCGCCGTAAGAACACCTTCTCCATTTCCATTTTTATCTGGAATCAAAACGCCATCTGGCAGTTTCTCGCCACGGTCAACAAAACCTTTATTGACCTGCTCAATAACAGCATTTGCTTTGTAGTGACTTAGGTTGTCGGATTTGACATCAACAATCTCCTGCGGTCTTGCGGCCCTTGGCTTTCCAGATGTTTCCCGATACATCTGGCGAACCATAGACTTCACTTCTGGAATTTCACGAAATCCTTCCGCAAGCAATCCAGTTCCCATTACCATGCGTCCGGTTGCATCGGTTGCCCCACCCAGCTTAAAGTGCAAACCCTTAACAATGGGTGTGACATTAAAGATGGTCCTGAAGGTGCTTTCTACATTTCGCCGCAATGGCGTTTTTCTAGATTCTTTGTAAAGATTGCCCTTCAACGTGTCTTCAAGAAGAGTCTTTACACCTTGATCCGTGAAATATTCAACGGCTAGTTCGCTCAAGTCGGATGGAGCAAGACCGTTTTGTTCTCGCAGACTGTTGTATTCTTTCGACCATGCGTTAAATTCCGCGTCAAGGGTTCCGTCAACATTGCGAACCAACCCAGACCTTGTTTCGTCTCCAAGCATTCTTGATACGATAGCAGCGTCATTTTGCCAAACGTGCTGAATCATGTGTCCCGCTTCGTGCATAGCTACTTCCTTGAGGAATCCAACTTTGTCATTGATGTTCACAACCGCCCTGCGACTTGCCGGATCAAAGAAGTTATTGCCTGATTCTGTAATATCCCACTTGAACATTCCGGGATACGCGGCATCAATTCCAGAAATAGCATACCTGAAATCACGGTCTTTGAGCTTGTCAAAAGCAGCAACTTGATCCACGTCTAGTTTCTTGCGGTAATTGAACATCTGATCAGCATTCACCTGATCCATGTTTTTCTTGCCGCCAATCAACCTTCCAAGAGAACCAAAGATAAGCGCATCACGTCCAGCCCGCTTAACAGTGGTTTCATCAACGCCTTGATCGTTGATCGCATTGTAAATAAGAGTCGCGGGAGCCGCTTGAGCAATGCCCTTTGACGCATTCACGACACCTCTTGCAAGGGGAGACGAGTAGTCACCAAGTGTTGCAACAGCGCGGCCCAGTCCACCAACGCTCTCATTTGCGGCAACACGCCTAAAGAAAGGAGTTGAGCTAGTCCGTTCAAGCATTTCTTCGCTCATAACGCGGCCAAAATTTCCAAGTTTACGCAAAATCTTTGGCGCAACAACAGTCCCCACTTTGATTCCTGCATAAGTTGCAAACGCAACTGGGTTTGTCAAAAAAGTAGCGGCTTGAATAATTCTTGGAATGCTGCTGTAACCCCCAAATTTTTCTGCTTTTCTAATGAATCTATTTACTCCCGCTATCCCTGCACCAAGTTTTTCAGCCCCAATTGCAATACCTTTTGTTGCACCGGATGCAACTTGGCGAGTCATGTCCCCAGCAGTTTTGATTGAATCAATCCCGATTTCGGTCTTGTTTGCAAAATCGCTGATGTTTTTTATGCCGTCATCAATTTTGCCGATTTGAGAAGCGATTTCATCAGATTGCGAGGTAAGGACATTGAGCTTGTTGGTTAACTCTAGAGACTTTGCCTGATCGCCTACTTTGACGGCATCATCAAGTTGACCTGAAACCAACAATGCATCATCGGAAATCTTCTGTGCCGCAGCAGTTGCCACGCTCTTTGCATTAGTCAACCTCCGTCCTTGAGCGACAGCAACAAGCCCTTGTTCTGCTTTTCTTGTGGCGTCGGCAATGCGGATCATCTTGAAACCAGTAGCCAACCCAGCAGTTGCTAGTCCCACGGCCAATCCCGGAACATCGCCACCAGCCTGCCCTACTGATTCGTAGTTATTCATTGCCTCCGTGAATTTCTTGTCGCCACCTTCGTTACCGTATTGAGTGACGTAGTTTTGCCGAGTCTGCTCAACAACATTTGCCACTTCTTCGCCAGCACCAACAATTCCAGCAAGTTCGGCAGCACTTGTGTTGCGAAGGGTTCGGTCAAGCATTTCTTTTTGATACCGCTCCTGATTGTCTCTGCGATCTACCTCTTCTTTTGATATCAAGCCAATTGTTTCAAGAATCGGCAGCAGTCCAACATCTTGTCCAAAAACATTTGTCTTTGCAATTGCGGTAGCTGTTTTTTGCATGCTCAAGCCCGCACCTTTAACAAGCCCACTTACCGCTTGTGCTTGAGCCGCCTTGACCTCTTCTATTGGCTTGCCGGAAAACGTTCCTCTGAGCAAAACGTCAGCACCTGCACCGAATCCTTTCAAGCCCTTCCATAGTTCTGTGAAAAGTCCATCCTCAGATTCCTCTGGTTTATCAAGGCCAGCTTTGCGCCGAATTGCGTAAATTTTTTCTTTTTCAGGATTCTCGCCCAAAGTCATCCCGTTATCAACCCACTCTGCCGTATTAAATAGCTCTTCGTCTGGAGTGGTGAAAGCAAATCCTTTTTCAGTAAGTAACCCATCTTTGATTAAGCCACGTTCCTCCAGCATGAGGTAGTTCTCGCCAAATAAAGTCGCGTCACCTTTTTCGTCAAGGATGCCGCGAATTTTCATTCCATCTTCAGTGTTGAATTCAGGAACAACGAATTCCTTACCAATCCGAGGGTCGTTTAACTGAAGGTTATACCAATTAGGTGTCCGAGAAGACATTTCCGCCTTCTTGATATTCTCAACTTCTTCTGCAAGATACTCCTTAGTAGCCTCGGATTCAAGCGTTGCAATATCAGATTCTGGCTCCATTAGCGATTTCCTTGTGGCTTTATTTTAGCTCGGAGCCTGTCATTTGCAGTCAATGGTCTTTCTGGTGCTGGCTCCGTCTCTGTTTTTCCTTTAATTGTTGCGTCAAACGCATTGCGGGTTTTTTTAAGCTGATCAAGCTCTTCTTTTAAGTAACTTTCCCAAATTAACGGACTGTCTGTTTCTTCAGGCGCAGTTCTTGCCGTGAGGAATCTAAGGTCAGTATCGGTCACTGGAGCTACTGCCCTTGCTCGTTCTAAAACGTCATCGGTTGTTAACGAAACAAGATCTTTTATTAGCTTTTGATTTTTTTCTGCCCACTCAGCCCCTAACTCTGAAAAGATTGCGCGTCCAAATCTAGCTGCTGGTTCAGTTGCACCAACAACATCGCTAATGTCTTGACTCATCACCCTTTCAATTTTTGCAATTTTGCTCTCAGCTTCTTGCTTGAGTTTTGATGATTCTGACAAAGCTAGTTTGCTTTTGCGTTCTTCATCTTTTCTAGCTAGATCCATATCTAGTTTTGCTTTTTCCTCTTGAACTGACACAGCTGGCTTGATAACTGTTGACAAAATTTTACCAGCTCCTTCTGGATCTCCCGCTTTGGTCAAATCAAAAATAGACTGCACAATTTTGGGATCAACTGTAACACCTCTGTTTTCAGCGTCAGCCAATTGTGATTGAAATGCCATTAAAGACGCTTCTATTCGTTTGGCCTTTATGTTTTCTTCTGCTGCGACAGGAGCCGCTGAAGCCCCTTCTCTTTTGAGGTTAGCTCCATAAAACTGCCCCAGATTCTCGAAATCTGCTAAAATAGACGGGTCTTTACTTTGGATTTTGCGTAAAATGGTTTGTTCAAAAACGTCTGCTTGTTGATTAAATCTTCCGGCACGAAGTAGGTCAATTTTTTGTTTTGCGTCGTTTACGGCCCCCCTAATACTTGAGTTAGGAGAAAGCAAAGTTGTGAAGTCAGTAGCCATTATGAATAAATTTAATTGTTACCACACGATAGGCTTGTTGGCAGGTGTGGGTGTTCCAGCAGATGCTGGCGCAGCACTCGCGCCCATGCGAGCTTCGCGTTCGCGAGCCAGTTCCATTGCTGACTTCATTTTCATCATGTTTAGCGAATTCGTAATAAAGTCTCCAGTTTGGCCCGCAATAAACGACCTTTCATCCAATGAGACATTCTCATCGCGGATTTGATCTTTGTATGGCTGAAGCACACTGGCCATTTCAGGAAACAACTTCAAAGCTGCATCAATCTGAACGTCGCTTTGCTTGATTAGCTTTTTCTTCTCGCCTTGTTGCTTGAAGTAGTCGCCTACTTGAGTTACTCCTTGTGCAATTGTAGCGCCAAGGTCCCGTGTCCCCTGTGCTTTTAATTCATTAGCTTTATTTAATGTGGAAAAGTCATGAATAAACAAACGAGGGTCTATTGTTGATCCAACAAGTGGTGCTTGGCCATACATAATTATTTATTTTTATTTGATTTTTGAGTAATCAACCATCTTAATCCCAGATGGTGCTGTTGCAGCGGCTTTGGGTTGTTTTTTCTCAACATCTTGAGCCATGACGCCCATTTGCGTTTTATCTTCTCCCTTGTATTTGAATGTGTAAATTGGAAGACCTCCATCAGTTTTGCCAATTTTTTCAATGTCTTTCTTAACCCTTTTATCAGAAAAGGACAGAGCAGCCATCCCAAGGGCTGCGGCTGTTGATGCCGCTGCTTGCGTATTAGCATTCCTAGTTTGAATATCAGCAGCATATTTAGATTGAGCTGCTTGGAATTGATTTTGTCTTTCTGACGCTCCCAAATTAAATGGTGTTCCAATATCAATCATTTGCGGACGACCCGATCCAATGGCTTCAAGCCCAAGGCCCATCATTTGTTGCCCAGACTGGTAGGATAATGGTTGGCTATTAAGAATCTGTAGTCCCGGCTGCGTGTAAAACTGCCCTGCCATTTTGTATGCGCTTTCGCCAGCCCGTGCTGCTTCTGCCCGCTTTTGAGCCATAACATCTTCACGCCCCATTGCTTCGCTGACGATACCTAGGTTGCCACCAAGTCGCCCAGATGCTTGAAATGCCTCTCGCGCTTGTTGCTCGTATCCACGACGCTCTTCTGGAGTCACGCCTTGTGCTGACGCCCTAGCTCGTTCCGCCTCTTGGGAAGACGCCTGAACTGCGGCGGCTTGTTCTGGCGAAAGAGCTTGCATCAAGCCTCGCGTCATTCCAGCCTGTTCCGTCGTTTGACCAAGTTCGGCCTTCCGAGCCGCACCAAGTTGTCCTAATGCTTTTTCGGTAAATTGTGGAGCTAGACCCATTGCTCCAAGTCCAAACTTAGAAACATCAAGTAGGTTTAGATCTTGCCATTTTGGTCTGTATTCAGATTCCAGCTCGTAAATACTAGGAAATCCTTTTGTCAATCCACCTACATAAGATAAAATATCTTTTTCGTAGTTTGCTTTTGGTGTTTCTGGCGTCTTAGGAGAGCTTCCCATATTCTTGTATTATTTGAGTTTTGAGTAAAATTGTTGTATATTGTGAACCCTCACGCGAGGAGAATTCTTAAATTCACGCCGGAATGCGATGTATTCAAAGTCATCGCTGAACTTTCTAAGAGCTTTTCGCATGTCACCAACGCATATGGTGACAAAGAGTGTGTTGGAATGGTGAATTTCACATGCCTGCTCTGGAGATTCTTCTTGCGAGTAGAAGCCAAGACAAAAAGATTCATCGTCAGAAACGACAACGCCAAAGCATAAATGCCAATACAAAAGTTTGTGAAAGTCTTCGCCATATATTTTTAATGCGTCTTCAAGGTGCGGGTTCATCCGATAACAATAAAGGTAGTTTCTCTACCAACTGTCTCTGTATTATGTGCAATATCAAAACCCGTAATAGTCAAGTTCTTCGCGGCTGGCGGTGCGCCAGCTATACCTGCCGTCCCCGCATACCCGCAACTAACAATGTAATTGTTGTCTGGCATGGCAGTGCTAAAAACAATACTAGTTGAAGAGCTATCGGGTCTTACAGCACTCGCTACGTTAAAACCTTTTCGGATAACCCTCGGGTTGCCTTGCGTAATTGACCCTGATGATCTCACCCCATAAATTGGAGCAGTCCCAGTTTGTGATCCATTCAGCTTTTCTGCAGTAATGTTGGCGTCAAGTATTTTTGCCGTGGTCACGTTTGCGTCAAGTATTTTTGCCGTGGTCACGTTTGCGTCAAGTATCTTTGCGGTGGTTACATTAGAATCTGCAATTTTCAAGGTGGTTACACTAGCATCGGCAATCTTGGTAGTAGTCACGTTTGCATCTAGAATCGCAGTTGTCGTAACTGCATTTGCAGCCAACTCGTTTGCTTTAATCCCCCCGGCAGCAACGGAAAGTTTGCCAGCAGAAACAGCAAGAGTAGTGCCAATAATAGCAGTAGCTGTAATCGTGCTTTGATCGAGGATGTTGTTCATCTTCGTGCTAGTGATTACGTCAGTAGCTGTAAAAGTATAACTTGTATTAATTGCTCCCATACTTTATCTTTGTGAAATGATTTGTCTATTGGTGACAGAACCAGCCACCTTAATAGAATTGATCTTTGGTGATCCCACGGTCCTTGTCAAGATCATTGTTCCAGTAAAACCCCTGATACCACCAAGCCTACACCGGATACTTGCTGTTTCCGCTTCGTTAGGGGTGTCGGGTGACGGTCCCAAAATCACGCCGCCAAGGAACTTTGTTGTGGTTCCTATTTCTAAAGCTGATTTACGAAGACCCGTTGTTTCGTCCACGATTTGCTCGTAGGTATCTGGATCTTCCGTAGTAAAGAAAATATTATATTCTCCATTCCCACCGGGAAGATTCTGAATGTTGATCTGCGCGTCCGTGAATCTTTTGCGCTCCATTGTGCTAAGGTCATATCCCCTAGTAATAAGAGAAGCACTAATTGACGGAGATACAACAGCCGTAGAGTTGTCCACGTTTAACATGTCATTGGAGCTTTCAGACGCTTCGATTTGATGCAATCCACCATTGGAGGTTACGGCATAGATGTCGTTCCTCTCGTTAGCACTACCAATCACAAAGTCTTTGATTAAGAACCTATAATCACCAAAGGTATCTAGTGATTCCCACCCTTTATTAAGGAAGTTATACACCAAGATTGCGTTGTTCCCATAGGAATCCCCAGCCCCCGGAACAGAATCAAGTGGGACAGCAAGGTAATACCTGTTCTCAAACAGGACACCTACTGCCCTGTCTGAGTAATCAGCGTTTATCCGGTCAATGTATGGCTGAATATTCTTGGACAGTGGCTCTTCAGTCCCCCGCAGGTTGTAGTCGTTGAGGAATTCAACCCCATACACACCATCATCAGACAAAAACAGCATGGCATTGCCGCGCATCACCACAGACTTGCGGGCTAGGCATCCAATCTCAGAGGTGAGTTCCTTGACGGTGACGTCCAGAAGGCTTCCCAGCGTCCCTTTGACAAGGTGCAAGCTGTTCCTATTCAAGACAACCAAAGCGTCGTCATAAAACCCGTGCATCCCCACCACATAGTCAGCAGTTCCACCACTGATACGGAATTGATTCTCAATTTGGTCGAATGTAGTCGTATCTAGAATGTCAGATACGGATATTTCATCAGCAATCTTCCGACTTGTGTATGTTGGCGTATTAAATGTTCCTGATTGATCGTAGTAAAACGGAACCCATAATCTACGCTGGAAATGGATGCCCCAAGGTGCGCCGGGTTGGTGCATGAACCCACCACCTACGCTGAACCTGCCTCCAAACTCAATCTGCCCGGTAGAACCAATGCCAGTTAAGTTTGCAACAGGTGCAAAAAACTTAATGTTTGTTGTGGTTGCCGAAGATACTTGGAATTCTTTTCCAACAATGGCAGTAAATTCTGGAATTGTGGTTTCATAAACCACAATAATGTCCCCAGAATTAATGGTGACATTTCCGGCAACATCCAATGAAACCTCCCCATTAAGAACATCAACTTGCAGCCCAGACGAAACAAACGTTTGTGGCTGTGTGTAAGCCCCACCCGGAGACAAGGTGAATCCGTCAGTGGCGGTAGCAACTGTAGTAACAAACGTTGTGCCAGTCGAAATGCTTGCAGCCACAAACGTGAACGTGTCTTGGTCAACTACCGTGGCAACCGGATACGTTCCGTTGGGAGGAGTTCCACCAGTAAGACCTGCAACCGTAATTGAGGTTCCTACTACTAGTCCATGTTCGCGTAGATTTACGGTAACAACCGTATTTGGACTGGCGGTGGCATCGGAACTTGCAGATAGAATTGGCCTTCCATTTGGATACCACTCAAATGCTTGCTGCCCATCACGGAATAGCATCACTTTGTCGAACAACTGAATCATGTCAGTGTCGCTACCAAGGGCTTCTCCAGCAGGATACGGAATGTCAGTAATCACATACCCATCCAAGTCGATCTTCTTAGCGACGGTATCCAGAGCAATAATCACATACTCCTTATTGCTGTTGTTTGGATCGCTGAACAAGCAGGATGCTCGAACATTGGCCGAAGCGTCATCATTAATTGGAACCTGAGACAACGTGCCAGCACCAGAAACAGCCGTAGTTGTAGCCGTGACTGGAAATGTCATGGTTGTTGCAGAGACGTAGGTCAAAAGCCTAACCCCATTTTGGTTTGTCCCAGTAAAGGTTAGCCCAGCGATTAGTCCGTAGCCAACAGAGGTAGCGGGAAATCCATGCCCAGCCGCAATCGTGATTGTAACGATGCTTGTGGTGACATTGATAGAGGACGATGTAATTACCTTTGAGGTGGACGTAATCACCTCAGAGATTGGTGTAATAGCAGAAACAGTGTATGTTCCAGATCCACCAACAAGTGAATACGTTATTGTCGATCCGGTTGTTCCAGTGGTCGCAGTAAACACACCGTTGGGATCGCTTCCAGTTGTGTAGCCGATCCCAGCAATGTTTAGCGTTGCCCCCGGAGCAAGCCCATGAGCAGAAACGGTTGTCAATGTGACAACCCCAGCAGATACGGAAGCGGCAGTAATTCTGACACTTGTTCCAGTCAGCAGGAAGGGCAACTGCAATGTAGAACCATTCGTAGTTAAGGCTCCAGTCCTACTCACTACGTTCTTCCGTGGCTTCCAATACCCTTCCATGCGCCCGTTCAATGACTCCCTTACCTCACCCTCTTGGAGCTGGTTAAGTTGAAGCCTTTGGTTCACGCGATCAAAGAAACGATCAGCAACCTCGCCAATCGCAGAATCCATCGCGCTACCACTCTGGGCAAACTGGGACATTAGGCGTAGTAAACGATCACCACACCGGATGTCAGGATCACTTGGCTGAAGTCACCACCAATGCCCAAACCCGCAGGAAGCGTAATGGCAGTCAATCGCGTTGCACCAGTGATGCTCCCAGACGCACTTGCCACAGTAGCCAGCACAGCGTCATTAACAACCTGAATCCAACGGATCTTGCCTGTATAAGTGGTAGCAGCAGTGGAAAGCACAATGCCTCCACCTTGGCCTTGCAGGTCGTAACTTACTGGACTAGACATAAATATATTAAAGTGTCACCAACGCAACACGCATTGGCTCAAACGCAAACTACCATATATCAACAACCTGTCAAGCGTATTCACAACGTGTGATACCATACACATAAATGGACGCTTTATGTCATATCCTGCACACCATAGCACATGGCCCCCTTTAGCCATTTTTTCTCCGGCTGGTTTATCGCTCAGGTTTTTTAACGCACAAAACTTGCAGATGCCCCCCCCCTACTGCACATGGCTTGCATTAGCGCATTAATTGCGAATGAAACGCCCGTTTAAATTCATCGTTTTATTGAAGCAATCGCTTGCCCGTGAATCCTTAGCGCGCTGCTAATGTATCACGCTGCAATGTTAAGCACTCGTTTGAATCACCCGCTTGTCTAGCTTGTCGCATGTAGCTTACACCTGCTTATTTGTTGCGCTTGTGAATCCGTGTGCCAAGCGACCTGATAGAGAGATGATAGATCAAAATCGCTCTGAATCGTTCGCCCTTGCCATAGTCCCATAATCACGCCTGACGCGCTGAGATGCATCCTCGTAAGATTCCCGTTTTCGGCGCTGTTTCATGTCCAAATCTAACCGAGCTTGACACGTTTTCGGATATCTGAGTATGATCCATCTGGAAGAGAGACTAAGAAGAGCGTTTCCTTCCACGTGACTATCATACTGCGTAGCGTATAGCGGAGCAGGAACAGCAATGACCCTAGTAACATCAGCGCATGCTCATACTGCGAAGCGTAGCGAAGCAGTCACAGGACATGAAGCCTATTAATGGCAGCGGATGCTCCCATTAATATCTATACGCGTTGGGAATATTCTATGGCAAGGGGAATGGATTTTGGCGTCCTCTGCTTCATTTTGGGGCTTTACCCTTCCTTCCTTGGCTTGTCCTTCCTTCCTCCTGAGATTACGACAATAACCCCATAAGCTAGCCATGATTGACCGCTGAGCTTGGATATCTTCTGCGTGGATAGTCGCTGCTAATGGGGCTGTGAGCCGCGTTATTTGCCCTGTGGGACGGCTCGTTTCCTTGTCATCCGAGCTTTTTTTGCCATCAGCAATCCCTTATGTTTCCTACGTTTGTGGCTTATCCTGAAACTATTTTCACTTTTTGTGAACATTTTCTTGTCAAATGGGATTCGGTGCTTTAGGTTCCTCTCAGTTGCGCGACGCAACGCTACACCACACCACACACGCCGCCATGCAATCACTCTTTATCATTCCAATCACTTTCTTCGTCGCACTAGTCGCAATCTTCGGCATCCGCCAAGCACCCGGAATCTTCCTTGGAATCTCTGCCGCTTGTGCCGTGATTTACGCAACCGCCGCAATCATTCACGCCTGAAAACAATTAGAATTTAATTCTTGATTGTCGGCATTTAGTCGCCATTCTCTCCACAAGACAAGCGCGGCCCGCGATGCAGGGCAAACCTCACACCTAAAAAAGAAACAACTACGATGAACGCAACCAATTCCGCCATTTCCGCCCGTATCCAAGCCACAAACCAACGCTCTGCATGGTCACGCGGCGTTAAGCTTTACGCTCTAGAGCTTTTGGAATCGCTCGAGTCGGACTATACGCCTGCCGCCTTGCTTAATGGCGCGGAAAACTGGCGGGCTTTCTCCTATGGCGGTTCCGCTCTTATTTATGACGCGGACATTGCCGAACGTCTCGCAACTGCTTCCGAACTTAAGCGCAAGAAAGGCGGTGATCTTCCCCCGAACGCGCGCGAGACATGGCTAGACTGCCAAACACGCGCACTCAACCAAGCCTCCCGCCTGATCGCCAAGCTTTCCCGCTAAACCTCAAACAAAACGAAATCATGACAAATCAAAAGCAAGTCCGCGCCTCATTCTGGCAATCATTCCCGCACTTTGAAGAGCAATGCCGAGAGGCTGGAATCTTAAGCAAGCGGCAGAATCACCACTGTGCGACGGTTCGCTGCTCATTTGTGGATTTTGTGGATTCATTGCAAAAGTCCGGTGAGATATCCGAAAACCTCGCCAATCGCGTCACGCTTTAAATTCAATCCGGCAAGGTCCGATCCCTTGCCAATCCAAACAATCAAAAAAATGACAATCCAAGGAGAATTCAAAAAAGGCATGGCAAGCGGCAAGTTTCCGCATCCAGAAAACACGATTAAAGCAATTCGGGCTGTAACCAGAAAAGACACGGAGCCTTTAATCCGAGCTTATTGGAGCGGCTATCTTTGCCAGCTGACGTTTCGCCAGATTGACAATGCTTGCTTCCTTTAATTCCGAAACGCCTTTCGGGGCGTCTGGCGGTCACTCCGTCACTGATGAGGAAAACAAAACAAATAAAACAAAATGAACACGTTGACCACCATTACCTACATCGCAGGAAACACCGAATGCAAAAAATCGTTCATCCGCGCATACTCCGCCAAAAAGCCAACCTACTCAGGTGCGGCCCGCATGATCGCAGCAAAACTCAATGCTGACAACGATTCGTGCGGAGAGTATCCAATGCTCAAACCGTCCGATATTAGCGTCTCGCGCATCGAGTATTGCGATTATCAGACCCGCTAATCCACCGCACTAAACATAAACAAAACGAAACAATGACACATTCCGTAGAGATCACAAAAGAAGCCGCATTCGCGCTCATTGGAAACGATGAAAAGACATGGAACGATTACCAGCAAAACGAGCTTTCCGAAACGTCATTTTATCTGGCGCATGGCGTGAGGATCGCAGTAATTCACAATTACCTTTCCAACGTGACGCAGTATTACATCCAAGACGTGAACGCATGAACCACAAGCAAAACGAAACGATGACACACACACACACACACGGTCCTTGGCATATCGCTGACGAGGGAAGTCAGATTGTCATTCAAACATTTTCAAATCACCCGACTGGCACTTTGGCAAGAATCTACAGAACGGATGAATTGGCAAATTCTGACGCTCGCCTTATTTCCTCCGCGCCTGAGTTGCTGGCAGCATTGGAAGATGCGGAGTTTCTGCTAAGGAAAGCGGGACTAATGGCGGGACCGATGCGGGACAGTTTCAATCGCTCAGCAAGTGACGCTCGCGCCGCAATCGCCAAGGCAACGGGAAAGGGGGCGGCATGAAAGCAAGAATTACGTTCCCGACAATAGAGCAAGCAAACGCATTGGCTACGGCATGGACACGCTCAACACTTACGGGACACACTAAGGGACCGGACGGCAACGGCGGTTTCTATGTAGATCTTTACAACGTGACAGAGGAGCGCGAAAAATGGATAAATGAACAGGTTGCAAAACTAAACAATCAAAACCAATGAAATTTGCTTGCTCACGATGCGGAAGCCGTCACTGGCCCGATCCTGACAGTTCATGCCCTTTGTGCCGGGATGATAGGGATGAACCCGCCGAAGCCCTTGGCGACCCTCTGGAGGCTCAAGAACAGGCCATTGAGAGGTTTACCCGTGAGGGATGCCGCTATGAATCCGCCGCTTTATGGTGGGATCAAATAGACAAACAAACGGACAAAGCACAAACGCCGGAAACGATGGCCGAAAGGCTGGCTTGGCTGCATAGCGAGGCTTGCCGGGACGCATGGCAAGACATGGAACAATCCCCGTCAAGTTTTGCGTGGAATGACGTTTGCGCTCTTGCTGGATTTGATCTTGCAAGGAATTACAGAAAAACAAACCAATAGAAAGCGAACAAAATGAGAACACACAAAAGCGACAGCGTTAACCAATACGGGCAGGGAGACTCAACTATCTGCGTGACCCGTGCAGCATGGCGAAGGGAACACGGCGTTACGAAAAAGGACGTCACCCTGTTTATCGGATCGGCATATGGGGAAGTTTCCCGGAAGTTTGCCGCTGGCATCATGCGCCAGTTCCGCAAGGACAAGGAAGAGAGGGGGACGAAATGATCGTGGATTTTGACTTGCTAGTAAGGGAAACGGCGGACGTTTTCGGGGTTTCAACCGAGGACATCTTAGGACCGAAACGGACGAAACTCGCATCATTAGCTCGTCATGTTGTAATGGCTTGCTGGGCGGATCACCATCCTTACCAAGACACGGCGAACCGCTGTAATCGGACCTGTCACAGCACCGTTATTTGGGCGCGGCAGAGGGTCTTGAACGAGGCCGAAATGGATGTTTCCTTCGCAGTCATGCTCAACGCCATTTCCCGCCGCTGCCAATACGGGGCGGAACCCGAAGAAAAAGAAAAAGAAATTGAAATTTACGCTTGAATCCGGCTTGAACCCGGCTAAAACGAACACGCATTCAGCACCAAACAAACCAAAAACATGAAAATTACGATTGAACCGACAGAAAACCACGGACGCAAAATCGAAAGGCAAAACCCCAAGGTTGAAATCTGGATTCCGGGAGACGATCACACGCTGGAAGAAGCCCTTGAGTATCTCGTTGTTCCTGCCTTGCGGGCTTTTGGATACGGCGTTTCAGAAGGCCAAATTACAGTGGGGTGATACGATGAAACTCAGCCGGAAATCCAAACCAAAGCCGCCTCACAGAGTGGACGAAAAGCTCGGATTCTGTGACCATCTTCAATACATCATTGGGCTGGATTCAGAATTCTCAGAATCATACGGGCGAGACTTTGACAAGATGAGGATTGGGCGAATCGAGAATAGCAAGCGATACCTTGGCGGCGGATGCTGGCAAAGGATCGAGATGAGATAAGACACAAAGAAAACAAAAACATGACAACAATAACGAAAACAAACGAGGCGATTGCGGCGCACGAACCGCAAAACATGGCACTGGCACAGGTCAGTGCGGAGACTCAGGCATTCGAGCTAATCCAACGCCAAGCGATGATGCTTTCCAAATCCACGCTAGTCCCCAAGGACTTCGCCGGAAACGTCGCTAACTGCGCAATCGCCTTGAACGTAGCAAAGCGAACCCGCCTTGACCCATTGATGGTCACGCAAAACCTCGCCATCATCCACGGACGGCCATCATGGAGCGCGACGGCACTGATCGGAATGATTAACGCATCCGGCAAGTTCTCGCCACTTCGATTTGTCATGGACGACGATGACGCTCCTTCCTCTTGCTACGCTGTTGCAAAGGACAAAGACAGCGGCGAGGAGCTAAAAGGCGAGAAAATCACCCTTGAAATGGCCAAGAAAGAAGGCTGGTCAACTAAGAACGGGAGCAAGTGGCTCACGATGCCGGGGCAGATGCTCCGATACCGTGCAGCGAGCTTCTGGAGCCGTGCATACGCTTCAGACATGAGCTTGGGCATGTACACTCAAGACGAGGTGCGGGACTTCGCGGAACCGCCGCGCAACGTCACTCCGGCAAAGGTCAACCCGTTCATCGAGGAACCCGTCGAAACGATGGAAATCGAGGCGGAAATCGTCCAGCCTGTCGAGGTCGAGGTTGTCCCGGAAGCTCCGGCAAAGAAGGTCAAGACGACAACAGAAACTCTAAACGATGCCTTTGAGGCGATGGCAAAGGAGGCAGCACAATGAGTCTGTTTGACGATATCCCGCTACCTATCGGAACTGTTTACTACGACAAGGCGGTTGATGAGTTCGACGCTAAAGAGCAAAAATATCTGATCTCTTGCGCAGGGAACGCCTTTAAACATTACCCAAGATGGTTATCCCGCGAACTCGTGGAACGCCAGCACGGGCAATCGCTGATGAGCGGAGTCGAGACACGCGAAGCGTCACCCGGAACCTCCTATAACACCAGATTTTTCAGGTCTAAAGCCTGAACGAAAACAACAAAACGAAACAAATGAGAGTTACACACACACCGTTCAAGACAAGAACCCGCGCAATCGGAAGCGATCTTGAAATGACAATCGCATTGTTGGGCGCACTGAAGAACTCGAACAAAAGCGCGTTCAGCAAAATAGGCAAGATCGCCACAACCATCACAAAGCTGTTTAAATGAAAGTGTATGCCGCGCATTACGAGTCACCTTGCAATTTATTCAAGGGGACTCTTCACATCAAAGCCGAAGACCACAAGGAAGCAATGTCTAAATTCTTTAAGTGGATTCAGACAAAGGAAGTTTGGGGGCATTTATGGAAAATCAACGTCAGCATTCAAGAAGTAGAACAAATTGAAACAATATGAAAATCGAACAAGGACTAGGCAAAACGTATTACGAGCGGTCAGCGACCCCTTCAGACCCCAAAGCGGGGCCAGTGTCGAAGTCTCTTCTCTGGGATTTCAACACCAGCCCTTTCAAGTGGCGGCACAGCAAACCAAGAGAGGCATCGAAGGCAATGGATCTTGGGACGCTGATTCATGCCGCGACTCTGGAGCCGGAGACGGTAGAGCAAATCATTGCCATCTCTCCATACGCAGACTTCCGCACAAAAGAAGCCCGCGAGTGGAAAGCCGCACAAGCCGAGTCTGGCAAAATTATAACGTCACAAGACGAAATCGACAAAGCGATCACAATCGCAGAAACGGTTACGGATGACTACCTTGCCAGTTTTAGCGCAAAATACAAAACCGAGGTTGCTGTTTTCGGCAAGATCGGGGCAACGGAAATCAAAGGACTTATCGACATCGTGCCGGATTGTTTAGACTGTCTGGTGGATCTCAAGACCACTGGGGACATTGGGAGCCTTGAAGCCATCCAGCGGACCATTGTGAACCGGGGCTACCATTGGCAAGCGGCCCTCTACCTAGACCTCTGGAACGCGGCGAGCGGCGAAAAACGCACCCGGTTCGTGTTCTGCTTCGTAGAGGTCGATTCCCCGCATGAAACGGCATGGGTGGAATTATCTGAGAATTTGCTTGATCTTGGTCGAGCGGGATATATGAACGCCTTAGCCAAGTGGCAAACCTGCGTTGCAACGAACCACTGGCCAAAGAGAATCGAAAAAATCGCACTAATCGAAACACCAAAATACATCCAACAATGAAACAAACAATTGATATCAGCATTGACGTTAGTAAGATCGACAAGACGGCTCTTTACGAGTCGCCAAAAACAGGGAAGAAATATCTCAGTATGTCGCTCCTAATTCGTGAGGAGAAAGACAAATACGGTAACGACGGATTCATCGTCCAGAAAATCAGCCAAGCACGAAAAGCGGCTGGCGAGCGTGGACCGATCCTTGGCAACGGAAAGATCATGGATTGGGATGCACCAAAGCAAAGCCAGCACGGCGAGGCGAAGGCTAACGGGTATGCCCCACAAGCTCAGGACGATGACGATTCGGATTGTATCCCTTTTTGATGTTAGATCAACAAATCACACGAAATGGAAATTGAACTCCTAACGCCAGTTGACGCGCACAAAAGCGGATACCTATCGCTGACCCGCCCATACGATCAAGCTAAGCCCCATGAGGTCGAATGGATGAAGACCGTCCTCCGCGACCTCACTGGGTGCAACGCCGTCCTTGTCGAAGTCACCGGGGGATACGAAGTGGCTCGTCACAAATCCGAACTAATCCTAGCTGAACCACGATGAGTGACCTATTCCCAGAAACAGGAGGCGACCTATCTCCCCGGCTTAAATGGCAGGAAGTCAAGCGCATCAAAACGCTACGGAGAGAAGACGGTAAATGGGTAGCATTCAAGTCTGAGACTAGCCACAGTTACACCGATGAGGTTGAGCTAGACGCTGTTATCGGACTCGCTAAAAAACTAAAACTCAAGTTGTGGAACCAATGACAACAATCGGAATAGACCCCGGAACCAACGGAGGGATCGCATGGATCACGGACGGAAAACCCTGCGTTGAGAAGATGCCGGGATCTCTGCGGGATTTATGGGATTTGATCTGCGACATTACGAATCACCCAAGATCCACTGTTGACGGGAGGAAATACAAAGCCTATCTGGAACAAGTCCATTCCTCACCTCAGATGGGCGTTAAAAGTGCGTTCACCTTTGGGAATGGATTCGGGCATCTTGAGATGGCACTCACGGCAGCAGGAATCCCCTTTGAGCGCGTCCGTCCGCAAGTCTGGCAAAAGGCAATGGGGTGCATGACGAAGGGGGACAAGAACGTCAGCAAAAGACGCTCGCAAGAACTATTCCCAAGCATCAAGGTGAATCATGCAATCGCAGATGCACTACTAATCGCCGCATACGGGGCAAAACAGCCATGAGACAAATCAACCCAACCGGATTCGCATACAAGGAAGCTGAAACTCGTCTTAGCGGGCGGGAATACGCACAGGCACTTGATCGCAGAAAACAAAAGGAGATCGACTCTTGGGCGGCTGAATCGCATACTGTCATGGAGCTTGTAGGGGGCGAACCAACCGGACTCATCAAAGAGATGCTTGGGACGGTTATGTTCGACCAGAACGCAAACGCACTGGCGATCTACCTGCAAGAAATGGGCAACTGGGATGCTCTTGGGAACGAACCAAAACCAAGGCTGCGCGAGTTTGTGACCTCCAGCAAATTCAAAAAACTTGTTTACAGGGAGAAGAAACAAAACAATAAACAACAAACGAAATGAACGAATTGATTGGACAAATTAAGCAATGGGGTATTGACAAGGGTATTACCGGACCTAATGGAAAGGGAACGCTACTTGGCCAGCTATCCAAGACGCAAGAAGAGCTTACCGAAACGCGTGATGCCGCAGTTGAGTGGATGCTTACTGATCCAGACGCGGTATATGTGCTAGGCGTCAATTCATTAGCTCAAATCAAGGACGGAATCGGAGACTGCACCGTAACGCTAATCCTTGCCGCCGAACTCGCGGGATTGGATTTCGAGCAATGCCTTGAATACGCATACGACGAGATCAAGGGAAGGACCGGGCGAATGGAAAATGGAACCTTTGTTAAGAACAACAAGTAACAACAAAAACAAAAACAAAATGACAACAATTGACAGAAATCCAGACATCCTATTTAACGATGAGGAACCCTACACGGCCCAGATACCAATGGGCTACAAGGTCATCGAGGGAAAGAATCTTATGCACACAGCGAGATCAGCAAAGATCCCGTTCGGCGTTGCCAGCATTATCAATAAAGTGACTCACAACTCAAGACCGCAAACCGTTGGGCTTGTGATCCGAGACGCTGACATTGAGCGATTCGATGCAGCGATTAAAAAGAAGCTCGCAAGAAAACTAGCCGAAAGCAAATCATGAGCGCAATAAGCATTGTGACACTACTGTTGATCTGGATCTTTGTAGGATTGATCCTCGCTGCCCTATGGCATGCAATCGTCAGCGGAAACGACGATAACTACCCAAAACCATGATGAACGAAGAAATTAAAATTAACGGACGCAACGGAACACACACAGTAACCGCGATCAAAGTCTTGGATGGGGTTTATCGTCTGGCGTTAGTTAACAACTCTTGCAGATTTGGTGGGTTTGCGGACGGCATCTCAGAGGGCTTGAGCTTTATCGACCCGTCCGGTGGACCCTTCATCGCCCACGGATCTATCGCCCGTGAGTATCATCCCGATCTTCCAAACTTGAGGATCAAGAAACTGGAGAGCCGGATGGACGGTGGTTTGACGATGCATCTGGAATCAATTGACGACGATCTCGATGAGCCGTTGGGCGTAGCCTGTAAGCTGGATGCACCCGAATGCGAAAGCTGCCAATGAAACCATGAAACTGACATTCCACAAATCATCTGATATTCGATACTGCTTTGCATTCTGGGACAGAATCCGCCAACGCGACGGGACGACCATTCGGCAAATTCGGTGGGGGCGATACATTCTGAATTTTGTGTTCTCTCCACGGCTCAAGACGCCGACTGACGAATCAACCTCGGCCTACCTCGACATGGAGATGGCTGGCCGACAAATCGCGGAAGCCAAGGAATCATGGAGAGAGGACTCGATGGAATGGGTATTCCTGACACTGTGCGATGTTGAAAATACGATCCAGTCGGCAAAAGCAAAAGTCGGGAGAGTTCTTCAATATCAGCATAACGAAACAGGTCCATTCGTGGACGCAACTGAGATGAAGCCATGAGCGGACTAGATGGCCTCGGGTGGCCTAACCCTGAAGATGAACCGAAATCAAAGAAAACCATGAACTCGCAACTCAAAATCAAACTCGCGCCTACACCAGAGACAGACGCTATGGAATACTGCGACTCAATGTGCGATCCAGATCGGGTCGTTGAAGCAGACTTCGCACGAAAGCTAGAACGCGAGCGCGATGAGTTAATCCATGCCGTCCATGCTCTAAAAGCCGCAAAAGGACGATACCACACACAACAAGCTGCAACCAATCTTTTTAATTTACTCCCATGAACACACCACACGACCACGACCACAATGATATGACACCACTAGACCACGCACTAGCACACAATAAGCAGCTAACCCAGCAACTTGAAGAAGTAACCAAGGACCGAGATCTTTGGAAAGCTGAGACTAAACGCTGGCGCGATATGTATATCGAGTATGACGAAATGCTTGAGGGCGACCTTGAGAAAGCGAAGAAGCGCATCGTGAACGTCATCTCTAAAATCAAATCTCTGGAGAAACAAATGAACGACGAAAAATACTAAAATATGAAGCCTAATTACTATCAAATCATCAAGGAATGCGTTGAAACAGGAACGCGCCACGGAGTGTCCCGAGCGCACAAGCACACGGATGATCCACCGTATGACGTTATTGAAACCTGCGTCGAGGACGCTATCATGCTTGAACTAACCAACAAATTTAACTTCGCCGCTAGCGAGGACCAACTTAACTACCAAAAATTATGAAAAAGAGTGTAATCGAAAAACTAGAATCATGGCTGCTGCGAGGATATGGAATCACTCAGCTTCAAGCCCTTGAGAAATGGGGATGCATGAGGTTGTCTGCGCGGATCAATGAGCTTCGCAAGATAGGCGTCCCTGTCATCACGCACACCATTAAGCAAAACGGAAAGAGTTTCGCTAAATACCAAATCATTAAACTCCACAACTCGCAATGAGCGCAGGAAAAGGTGACACGCCAAGACCCGTTGATGCGAAAAGCTACGGGGAAAACTACGACAACATATTTAGAAAGTGGCAAACTACACCAAAGACAACGGATTCCGAATTATCGCAGGAAGACCAAGACACAAGCCTTGGGAGCAACGAGTTACCGCAACATTTCGACTGACCTACGAAACCTACCAGCGAATCCAGAGGCTTGCCAAGAGGGAGGGGATTATTTCCTCAAAAGCACTGGAAAAGCTGGTAAGGACCGCTGAATCAGAGAAGATCGAGCCGACGAAGGTTGTTGACTACACCAAGATCCATCACAAAAGCAGCTATTCCTGCTCAAACATACTAGACAAGCACTTCAAGGACTAAAAACGATGAAACTACTAAAAGGATTCCCAACTAGGTATCAGGATGCCCCAGAAGCCACTGGAGACGCTTGGCTGGCACATTGCCGCTTAGCCCTCGCTACGGTCGATTCTGGGGGCATTGTGGTCATGTATGGGGCGCATGGGACGGGAAAGACTCGCATGGCGTGGGAGGTCGCCCGCAAATGCACTCCTAAAGACGCAATGGTCAGCGTTGGAGGCGTTGGATGGACGACCAGCAAGCGTGACAGGCCCGCGATCTACACCACCGCTGTTGGGCTATTCCGTGACATTCGCGGGACATACTCGAAAGACTCTGATTCTTCAGAGGCGCAGGTCATCAAGAGAAACACGGATGCCGGGTTGCTAGTCATCGACGAGATGCAGGAGCGCGGCAAGACGGAGTTTGAGGACCGGGAGTTGACCTCGATCATTGACGAGAGATACGCCCATGAAAGGCCGACGATCCTGATTACGAACTATACCAGAGAAAAGCTAGCTGCGTCCCTGTCACCTGCCGTGTTGGATCGAATCCGTGAGAATGGTTGCGGACTGAACTTCAACTGGACAAGTTTCAGAAAGCAGAGTAGCATCTAGCTTCTTTCAGGCTGCTCTTGGCCCCACGCTTGGCCCGTCGTGGATAGCTTCAGCCGAAACGGATCAGAGTCCAAACCCGATCCGAGTTAACGGGCCTTCACTTACGCCTTCCGATACAAGGTGTAGCTGCTGCCGTCCATGCTAAATGGCCTTTTTGTCAGCATCCCGTCAGTAACCATCCTGTTTAGTCTGGACGCTGCCGCCGCCCTTGAGTTTCCACCACCAGCCGTCATAAATTCAGCGCAGGTAAACTCATCAACGTGACGAGGCTCGCCAACAGTTTGCGCGATTGCCCAGTCAAGAGAGGAGAGTGCTTTTTCCGTTTTTGCGTTTTTCATAAGATTCCCATTGGTGATATCCAATCGCCACCTTCCTTGATGACGTGCCAAGCATGCCAAGATCCAGTCTTGTCATTGATCAGTCCGTAAATAAATCCTTGCCTCCAGCCCATCTTTGAAGAGTAACGGTCAGCGTAGTGCATTTTCTCGATGTCACCGATACACCCAGAAGACATGCTGAGTCCACCGTCAGCGTGAGTCGCCACATATGTGTCTGGCTTGTGAACGTGACCGTGGATGCAGCTTCCCCAGTCAGCATGGTGCAGCTTGGCTGGACTCACGTTAGACGAGCGGAACCCGTGGATGAACTTGGGGCCACCTTCAGGCAGCTTCAGGTATTTGCCAATGACGTATGGAACCCAAGTGATCTTGCGGCGTTTGAACTCGATCTCCGTAGCTTTGACCAAATCGGCGCAATGCTCGCGGAGGACTCCGTTGTTATTGTCCCGTGCGATCTGCCAGATCCGGTCATCATGGTTGCCCAACGTCAGCAGGTTTGGCTTATACTCATCCAAGAATCGAATCCCGGCATTGTAGTCCTCAGAGATGCCACCAGCCTTGTCCTCTGGACTAGCCCCGCCACGCAGCGGAGAGAAGTCCCATAGATCGCCGCCATGAATGCGGTAGTGCGGCTTGAAGTCGTCAGCGAACTTGAGCAACTTCTTTGCGGACTCGTTATGAATCAAATCGCCGTGTGAGTCAGCACAGTAGAGGAATCTTTTGAATGCCATGTTTTCTTGAGTTAGTCTAAGTAGCCCATGACTCCGTGAGCGATAGCCCTAGCAATGTCAAGTTTTTTGCTCGTCATCAACGCCCAGTCTTTCGGGCTGCTGCCAAAACCAACTTCGCAGATAACCGCTGGACAATGCGTCCCAGACAAAAACTCAGAACCACGATCACCCTGAAAGCGGGGCTTTGCGCCTCTAGCTTTTATCTCGCCAACTCCCAAGCACATCTCATCGTGGATGCTTTTAGCCAACGCCTTTCCGTTGCTGCTGGCACTCCAATACAACCACTCATGCCCATTGGCCTTGGGGTCATCAGAGGAGTTGAAGTGTAGCTCGATTGCGAGAGTTGCCCCGTAGTCCTTGAGCGTCTTGGCCAGCCATCTCTGAGCAGATCCGTAGCTCGTCCCGTTGTATTTGGATATCTCGACAGTGTCGATGGCTCGTTCTCCAAGCTCGTCCACGATCATCTCGCCTAGTTGACGATTGTAGCTCCACTCAGACTCACTACCAACGGATACAGCCCCTCCTTCGATGCGCCCCTTCACGCTGCGAGAGTGACCAATGCAAATAGCTACGAGTTGTCCCATGTCAGTGTCGCGTCAGAATGTAAATAACCCAAACCAGCGTAAGGGCTAATAAGGCAAGAAGCCCAGACCAGCATGAAGGAGTGCGAGACGGCTCCATGCTAGTAAGGAGGTTACTTGGATGAGTGGATCGTGATGGCCCTCACTGCGTCTTTCGCACTCAGGGCAAAAGTCTTTGTTCCGTCTGGCAAGATGCTCATCGAGCAACCAGTAAGGAGACATGCGGAGATAAAGATTACAATAGTAGCAATGGATTTCATATGTTGATATTTGCGTTCACCGCTTTTTAACCAATTTCAGCAAGGAAAGCAAGCCCACAATTATACCCAAGGAAAGCGATGTCATTCGCATCCCGAACTCTAATTGGTCTTGGAACGATGTGACAAACCCCAAAGCTGGGGCAGCAGTGCCAACGATGCCGTGCAGGAAGTCCCTGCATTGGTCCGCTGTCACTTGCTATCCCCAGCTTTGATTAAGCCAACTCCTGCGGTGACGGCAGCAAATGCGCCAATAAAGTCAGGTGCGCCACCGTTGAGTAGCTGAATGCCAACATTGGACAATGTGGCGACGATAGTAAGGATTCCTAGTGCGGTAGTTTTCATAATATATATTCGTGTGAAATTATGCCCACCAGACGCTTGGAACGTCAGGGTTGAACTCAGGGCGGGGGACTTGTATTTCGCTGCCAGCATCGTCCTCGACAGTCCAGTCGGATGCCCAGAAGATGAACTGCTCGCCACCTGCGGGAATCGGGATGCCTACAAGGTCGCGGAATAGAACCCAGTATTGCCCGTCGCCGTTATGTTCGCCAATGACGCAGAGAGCATGGGTGTGGGACGCAAGAGACGATTGCACCTCGCCGTTCTCATCCGCCGCAGCAAAACCATTGGCGATACCGAATTGTTCTGCGACCTGCTTGGATGCAAAACGTAAAAGATAGTCGATCATGTGGAGAGGGTTTGGAGTTTTGCGTTGGGGAGGCGTTTCTTGAAGTAGCGGAAAGATGCAAATGTTCCATTTAACTGCCCTCCACCACCAGAAGTCGGACTAATACTGCCAATATACAAAGCGTTCAAAGAAGCTGGAATTGAGCAAAGCGTATCAATCCCGATCTCAGCATTATTTGAATAAAATGCAAAATTATTGGCAATAAAACCAAAGGATTGCTTTATTTGTTGAGATGGTGGGATAACGGTTGTATCAAAACTTACATCAGTTACTGACGAGGATGTGCTTCTAAATCCAACACCTCCACTAACTGTCGACCTAAACGCCCTTGATGAATTTACTACGGTTGCGCTTGACAACTCCCAAATTCTTTGCGCGGAACCAATCAAAGGAGGCACATTAAAAATAGTGTTAGTGAACAACGATCCCTCAAGCGGATTATAAAACCCACTGAAATCACTTCCAGTAATGCTGCACACATCGGCACTACGGGCTAAACTTGCGGTGGTCGTCGGGATGTAGCTGGTGGGGAAAGCCCCTGCTTCTAGTTGTGCTTGCGTTACCGATCCTGTGACCGTCATAATAAGACTACCCGCAGTTGGCGTAAACGTAAGCGTGGTGCGTGTTGGGTAAGCTCCTGTTCCAGTAACCGTTGCTGTGGCTGCACCAGATAATACAACTGTTCCCGCTCCGTAGAAAGAAAGTGTGTGGGCGACTGCTGTAACCGTGCGCGTTTGAGTGGTTAACGTATCGCTTGGGAACACCAAGTTAGTCCTGCCCTCCTCAATGAGCAGCCCCTTGCAAACCAGCGTGACCGGATCGTGGTCGAAGCGGGCAGCGTTAATAGCAGCAGATTGGATCAAGCCGTTACTCCCAACAAAAGTGGCCGTAGATGCACGGGTGAACACCGGAGTCGGCCCTTTGCGAGCCGTGAGCGTCTTGTCAGTGGCGAACTGGAGGTCGAGGGAAAGCTGGTCAGCATTTAGACCACCAGCACCATTAAGCATATTTCCAAGAGCGTATTTCATCAGTAGCGCATTTGCATGTTCGCGTTAGTAAAGATGCGGTTTGAAACTAGTCCGCTTGTATGGTTCTCGTCAAGCCGGATCATTTCATCTTGCAGCACGGCTTCGGCTTCAGCGTCTGCCATTGCCGCCTTTTCCTGCTGCCCTTCGGACTTCAGCCAGTCGGCATAAGTGCCGTGAGCTAGATAGTGGAACCACTCAGCGGGAACGTCAGAGATTTCACTAGTGTTGTCTCCATAAATGTCAGTCAATTGCTTTTTGTATGTTACAAATGCTGTTAGCGGGTTAAGACTGCCAGAAACCAACTCAGCACCATCTGATGTGGCATAGTAGTCAAACTCCTGAACTGACGAATTTCGGTATGGCTTTTGAACAAATATACGCATAAACGTATCAATAGAATTTTTTCCAGCTTCAACGTAAGGAATGGTTGAATCAGAAACCCTGACTGTTCCGTTTCCAGTGCCTGTCCCGCTAGCCAAGAAGTAACTATCTACGGAGAACGACTTGAACGTTCGAGATGTCAGTGTCGCCTGAGTCGGTGATATCGTGTAAGTCCCAATGCCACCACGCCCTGTCCCAAGTGCTGTTACTTGAACGCCTCCAGTCGTAAGTCCAACCCCAGTAACGTAGTCTCCAACCTGTATCGTCCCAGATGTTACAACTGTAACCGTAAGGACGGTTGTGGCGATGCTTGCCGTGAATACCGCATTAGGAGTAGCACCAATCAAGCTGTAATCCGTCGTCCCTACACTCGCAATAAAATAACCATTGCCGGAAGTGGTGGTGGTTGCTGCTACCGGAGCTGGAGTGCAATACCGCTCTTCACCAACAACTAGGAATCTAGTCCAGTAATTGCTGGCGCGGAATACTCTAGCGACTCGACGGTTAATCAAAGACTTTACTCTGATTGACTCAGCAATAGAGAAAGAGATGCCACACAGAGCTTGGATAAGTCCGTATAAATCAGAGTAAAGTCTAGTTTGCATTAACCTTGTGAAGTTCTTGGCACAGCATTCGCTGTTGCATTTCCACCTACGTTCGTCAGGAATCGTGTTCCAAATGTAACTCCTGCGCCTTGTTGTTCAATTTGAACAAGTTCATCATTAAGAATCATTGCGGACTCTTGATCGGCTAGTTGGGATTTTTCCTGTTGACCTTCGGCCCGCAAATAGTCAGAATAAACTCCATGTGCCATATAATCAAACCATTCACTAGGAATCAGGGGTTGCATACCAGTTGTCTCACCATAAACGTCAGAGAGGACTTTTTTATATGTAACAAATGCCACAGTCGGGCTTGCGCTTGTTATCAATTTAGCTCCAGCAGAATCAACATAGAAATTGTAATCTTGTGAACTTGTGGTTGTATATGGAGCAACAGCTTGAATTTTTAAGAATGTCCCGATAGGATCAAGCACACCTTCAATGTAAGGAACATTTTTGGTCGCAACAGCACGGGATTGGCCAACCGTAATAAATCGAGGCCAATTGTTTGAAGCACGATATGCACGTTTAGCACGACGATTTACAAGAGCGTTAATTCGAGGAAGCTCGATAGTAGCAAATTCAACACCGCAAAGCGACTTGACTTGATCGAGCAATTCGGTATATGTTTTAGTAGTCATGTTATTTTGATATTAAATGCTTCCAGCTTTTAAGTGTGACTGGGATTTGAAGAAGTCACGGACAAATGAACGGTCATCCCAGCATTCGGAACCGTATTTGGTTGCGATGTTTAGATACTCGTATTGAGGGATCGCCCCAATTGGTTTACCCAACGTGGACTTGGCTTCCCTCATGGCCCTTGCCTCAGCAGCCGCTTCGATCTCGCGCTTGTTCTGGAGTGCTTCTTTGAACTTTCGTCCAGAGCATAACTCTTTGACCAGAGCGTCAGTAATAGCATCGTCGCAAATCATTGGCAAGAAAAGGGAAGAGGCGACGTTTTAAGCCGCCCCTTCCCGATTAGGATTTAGGCATTCAATGCGATGGCAAACGGATCAAGGATGGTAAGACCCAAGATGATTTCACCAGCAGTGATGCTAGCCACCGTCCCGCCAAGGGTAGCAATAATGCTGACTGGCGAGGTGGTGTTGTTGACATAACCCGGCTCAGTGTCGAGCAACGTCCCGCTGTTGTAGGCAGTTGCCACAAGAGCATCAAGGTCAGTTGACGCAACAAAACCAGCGGCAGTTCCCGTGACACCAAGGGTGATGGTAATGTCAGATGCACCTGCGATAGCCGTAAGGACAGTTACTGCTGCGTTGGTGACGACACCACCGCGAGGAACCAAGCCAATAACTTTGGCAGACGTTCCAGCAGCAACGAGGTCGGTAGCATTCAGGCGGAAATAGTGAGTAAACCCACGCGATTCTTGATTAGATAGTTGAGGCATATTATTATTTCTTTCTTATTTAATTTGATTAGTAAGCAATCTTGCCGTGCGCTTGCGGATGCTTGACACAGAGAGTGCCAGCAACGTCAACATAGCCACGTTCGCCACCACCTTGGTTCTCAAGACGAGTGCCGCCCATTGGGATCAGGGTATTAAAACCAAGATACTTAGGGTTGAGGACATAACCGACGTTGGTCGATGCGGTTGGCATACAGCTTGGGTTGCCGTTGACGATTTTCACGATACCGAAGTCGGAATCATAGAGGTTGACCGAAAGCGTGATCGCCTTGCTGGTCGCGTCTTGATTGACATGATAGGTGACGCCAGCATTCGTAGGTTGAGCGCGGGTGAAGCCGCTGATAACTTGGCGAAGAGCCGTGTTAGCAACAAGCGTCAGGCTGTTCATTTCACCATTCTTGCTGAAGATCGAACCCAACATGGTGTTAAAGGTCGATTCAGTAACAGTGGTGGCAAGGATCGAACCGGAAGGGGTGCGATAGTCAACAGGGACAGCGTTGGTAGCTTGAGCAGTGGCTTGAATCCACTTGCCAAGGCCGCGCATACCGTAAGGAGTGCCAGCACCGTTTTCGACGGTCATTTCGTTGTCGGAAGCGATGGTAGCCTCGATGTCACGCTTGATTTCACGCATACTCTTGGCCTCCGCCTGAGCTACGTTTGCAGGTCCAACGCTGGTAACAGCTTGTTGCAGGTTCGACACAAGGTAATCGCGGCGCATCAGTTGGATGTAGTTACCCAGACGAGCGCGATCAGCAAACTTGTCGCTGAACGAGGTAACGTCGGAACCTTCGGAAATACCAGTCGTAACTGGGGATGCGAGGGAATCAACGGTCCACTCGGTGAACGTCGA